CACTACAAAGAAATTATGCCGAAATAATAGAGGTAAATAAAAACAAGGGAAAAGCATCTTTAAGAAAAAAGATGTGGGAGAACGCACTTAAAAAAGGCAATCCAAATATGCAAATCTTTTTAAGTAAAAATGTATTAGGTATGAAAGACAGAGTAGAGACTCAAACAACTGTCGAACCTTTACCATTAATCATTGAAGCTGACAAAGTAGATGGCTAAGAAAAAACCTCTATACGGGGTTAGTAATTATGTCAAAAGAACTAGGAAGAAAAGACCAAGACGGCACACTAAAAGCTACTCAAAGAGAATACCAAGAAGAAAAAAATATCGTGGTCAAGGTCGTTAGCATAATAATCATTTTACTATTTACAGGTTGCACTACTAAAGATATTAATTTAGACCCAATATCTACAGTAGCAAATCAACTAATAAAAGTTATAAAGGACAAGAAATGACAGTAAGTGATAAAGAAGCTAAAGAGTTTAATAAGATGTTAGATAAGCTTAAACAAGAAGCTGACCAAGAAAATGACTATAATGGTGGCGGTGCTTATAAAGCATTTCTTAATTTATTTTACAAAAACAAAATAGAAGATGATAAAAAAAAGAAGTAATTTCTATCCTAGTGGAGAAATCATAGATTATAAACTTCCTCAATCTTTCCAAAAAACAACATCAAAAGCGGCTTGTGGTAACTGTTATTTATTTAGCAATCGTAGGAACTATTGCGGTAAATGGAATGCACTCGCTGTTAAAGATAACTATATATGCCACGCTTGGCGGTTAAGGCAGTTTAAAAGATGAAGCCAATTATAATTTCTTTACTCTATCTCACTACGTTTGGAGATGTCAAAATCGAGACGTTTGAGATACAGCAATCTTGCTCTGCTTGGTTTCATACTAATGTTAGAGTTCACGAACAGAAAAAACGTAAGCTATTCTCAAACCACGTCTATCACGAATATAACGGGAAACAGGTCATAGGGTATATTTGTAGCGGTCACGAACCACAATAAAGTTTAATACTTAAAGCTTTTGTGTTATTAGTCAGTTATGGCAAAGTACAAAGGAAGAACAGTTAAGCTTAATAAAGTACAACGTGGAGACGTTAAGAAGTTCAAAGTATTTGTCAGAAATAGAAGAACAGGTAGAGTCCAAAAGGTGAACTTTGGAGCAAAGGGTATGAGTATAGGTAGAAACGACCCAGCTAGACGTAGAAGTTTTTTTGCGAGATTCCGTCCCATTCTTGCAAAGGTAAGAGGACAGAAAAGTTTATCTCCAGCGTTTTGGGCTATGAGAACTTGGCGTAAGGATTTTAAATTATGAAGAAGATTAGAAAGATTCTAAAAAAGATATACGAATGGATATTAAAAGGTTATGGCACTTAAAATAAGCGAAGAACAACAGGTACAAATGCCCATGAAGACAGTTGCTAGTCTGATAAGTATTTGTATAATTTTTTCGTGGTTTGCGTTTGGAGTCATTGAAAGATTAAACGTATTAGAGACTAAAAGTAAGCTAGTAGAAAAAGATTTAGAAGCGGCTAATGAATTTATAATAGGAGTTCCAAAAGGCAAGATGGTATCTCCACAAATACAAGAATTATTTATGCTTGTAGAGGAATTATATAAGACAGTAGAGAAGTTAGAAAAGAACCAAGAAATGAATATGACAAATAAAGTTAATATTGAGTTCATTGCTAAACAATTAGAAAAAGCTATGTCTGATATAGAGAAGTTAAAAGATAAACAAAGAGAGTTTGCGAATGGAAAGAGTCACTAGGAAGCTTTTAAATTATCTTCAAGATATGGAGAAGAAAGCTAAACAAATGAACTTTACTAAAAAACTTAAAGAAGAAGTTGAGATAGGTGCGAATGGCACACAAAGATATATGATTAAAGAGGGTAAGAACAAAGGTAAAATATTATGATCGAAGCTGTTGTAGGACTATTAATGTTTATTAACGGAGAGATTAAGGAAGCAAGAATACAAGAGTCTATGGCTACTTGTTTAAAACATAAACGACAAGCTGAAAGACAATTTAACGAATCTTTATCTTACAAATGTTGGAGTGGCACGGCAGAGTTAGAAACAAATATAGATGGTTCAAAATCAATTAAGAAAATTATATTAGAATGAAAAAGATGATAGATTTTATATTAAGAAAGATAGAGCATATAGCTTCAAGAATATCAGCGTGGATATGGAAAATACGGGTAAATAGATTATTCTATAAAAGAAAAAAGAAGTGAAGTTCATATTAGTTTTACAAATATGTTCTGCTGTTTATCAACAATGTTCTGACCCATTTCCGCAGTTAGAACCCTATAATACGTTTTATGATTGTGCTACTGCTGGATATTTAAACGCAATTACGATAAACCAAGAACTAGGAAAGCAAGAAATTATCAAAGGCAAGATAATGGTAAGCTTTAAATGTGAGCAGATAACATCTAGTTAAAATGAAAATCAAACTAACAAAACCTCAATACGAAGTTAGTTCGTGTGATAAAAGATTTAGAGTATTAATATCAGGTAGAAGATTCGGTAAGACTTATCTATGTATTACTGAAATGATGAAATACGCATCTAAACCTAATCAGCAAATATGGTATGTAGCACCAACTTTTAAAATGGCTAAAGAGATATGCTGGTCTAATTTAAAAGAAATGCTAAATCAGTTTAATTGGATTGAGGATATAAACGAAACAACTCTTACAATTAGAATCAGAAAAACAAACAGCACAATATCACTAAAAGGTGCTGATAATTATGATGCCTTACGAGGAACAGGATTAAACTTTTTAATACTTGATGAGTTTGCAGACATAGACAAAAGAACTTGGTTTGAAGTATTACGAGCATCAGTATCAGATACTTTAGGCAATGTGATGATGTGTGGAACACCTAAAGGTTACGGAAATTGGTCTTATGAAATGTATCTTAAAGGTAAGCAAGACGATCAATGGGCTAGTTTTCAATATACTACTATTCAAGGTGGTATGGTTTCTAAAGAAGAAATAGAACAAGCTAAACAAGACATAGATATTAGAACATTTAGACAAGAGTTTGAGGGAACTTTTGAGAATTATGCTGGTGCTGTTTATTACAACTTCCACCCCGTTGAGTCTGTTGTAGATAAAAAGATTGATTGGGAAAAACCTTTACATATTGGTATGGATTTCAACGTGTCGCCAATGAGTTCTTGTGTAACACAAATAGAAAAAGATAAGATTTATGTGGTAGATGAAATAGTAATTTATTCAAGTAATACTGATGAAATGTGCCAAGAAATACGAGATAGATATGGTTCTAAAATGCCAATTATCATTTATCCTGACCCAGCTTCAAGACAACGTAAAACTTCTGCTGGTGGTAGAACTGATTTATCTATATTGCAGAACGCTGGTTTCAAAGTAAAAGTTAAACATAAGCACCCATCAGTTAGAGATAGAATCAATGCTGTTAATAGTAAGCTAAAGGATTCTAAAGGTAACAGATATATTTTCGTTTCAAAATCTTGCAAAACAATGATAAAAGGATTACAAAGACAGATATACAAGGAAAACACAAATATTCCTGACAAAGAACAAGGTTTTGACCATATGAATGATGCTTTAGGATACTTAATTGATTTTATCAAACCTCTTACTAGCAATGTTTCATTTTCTAAACCATCAAGATGGGCAATTAAGTAATGGCATATAACAGAGATTCAGCATTAGAAGTACACAAAGACTATAAAGAAACAGTTACGAATTGGGAATATTATATACGATCTTATAATGGTGGTTACGATTATACATTAGGTCAATACTTAAATAGATATAATTTAGAATTAGATAACGAGTTCAATCAAAGACTTGCTAATACACCTTGCGATAATCATTGTAGAAACGTAATACAAATCTATTCATCATTTTTATTTAGAGTCAAACCATCAAGAAACTTTGAAAGTTTATCAGATGAACAAAGTTTAGAATCATTTATGAAAGACGCTGATTTAGAGGGTAACAATTTTAATTCAGTAATCAAACAAGCACAAAACTACGCATCAATCTATGGTCATTGTTTTATGGTGTTAGATAAACCTAATATTCAAACAAGCACTAGAGCAGAAGAACTACAACAAGATATTAGACCTTATGTATCTATTGTGACTCCTGAAAATGTTTTAGATTGGAATTTTAAAAGACAACCTAACGGAAAGTATGAGTTAGATTATTTAAAAATAAGAGAGGAAGTTGATAAAGATAATGGAACATATATGAGGGTTTGGTATCCTGACAGGATTGATACAGTTTATATGCCTGAAAGAGAAGAACCTGTTGTAATAGATACTGCCGATAATCTGATTGGCAAAATACCAGCAGTTATTTTATACAATTCCAAAAGTCACAAAAGAGGGATTGGTCAATCAGACCTAACCGATATAGCTGATTTACAAAAAGCTATTTACAACGAATATTCAGAGATAGAACAATTAATAAGATTATCAAACCACCCGTCATTAGTTAAAACAAATAGTGTTAATGCTTCTGCTGGTGCTGGTGCAATAATAGAAATGCCTGAAGAAATGGAACCAAATCTAAAACCTTATTTACTTCAACCAAATGGTTCTAACTTAAACTCAATAATGGAGTCTATTGAAAACAAAGTTAATTCAATAAATAGGATTGCTCATATTGGGTCAGTAAGAACTACAAAGACACAAGTAAGTTCAGGAATAGCTTTACAAACAGAATTTGAATTACTTAATGCTAGACTATCTGAAAAAGCAGATAATTTAGAAATAGCTGAAGAACAATTATTTAGATTATATGCACAATTCCAAAACGTAGAGTTTGACGGAGAGATTAATTACCCTGACTCATTTAACATTAGAGATTATGCTAGTGATCTTATGTTCTTCCAACAAGCTAAAGCATCAGGTGTTGAATCAGCTACACTTATGAAAGAGATTGATAAAGAAATAGCAAGAGCAGTAGTTGATAATGATGAGAAGCTAAACGAAATCTTTACAGAGATAGATACTAAACCTGAAGTGGGTTCTTTTACACAAGATGAACCACAGCAAGAAGATCAAGAAGTAGAAGAAGAACAGATATAAAAAAGGCGACCATAAAGATCGCCTTAATTTTACGTTAATTTATAAATTATATTAGCAATAACCCATATCTGTAAATTGTTTTAATTGCTTATCTGATAAACCATAATAACTTTTTGGGTCATCTACACTTTCAGTTTCGCAAGGTGTAATGAATGGGTCTGTTATAAACATACCATCAAAATCAAAACCTAATTTACCCCACGAAACTCTTACTGTTGGCTTCCATATTTTTTTTGTCATTTTCTCTCCTTTGTTATTCATATTTAAAAAGTATTAAAATTTGATATAAAGGTCAAATAATATATTGTCTAAAATATCAAAGGTTTTTGGACAAAATAATAGAACAGATATAGAACAAATTATGGCAGATATAGTAGAGGACGCAACTAAATATCGAATCAAACAAATCGAACTCGCAGAAGCTAAATACTACAAAACTTTGACTTCAACATTAGATCGGATTGAAAGAGAAGTAGTATCATTAGCCAATAGAGATTTACCGACACAAGATGGTAAGCTTATACAATTACAAGCGGCAGTAGCCATCAGACCTAAAATAAAACAAATCATAGATGCAGAATATTTACCTTTTGCAGATCAGGTTGTTAGAGAGGGTTTTACTAAACAAGCAAAGAGAGTTGAAAAAGCTTTTAAAAGAATTGGCAATATACCTGTTGAGTTTCAAGAATTAACTAAAGGTGATCTAGCATTAATACAAAATTTAAAGCAACAATATTACACACAATTCAAAGACGTATCTAATACCTTTACAAGAAGATTATCAGAAAAGGTTTATCAAAATACTTTAGTTGGTTCAGACTTTGCAGATTTAGAAAAAGAATTACGACAAACTATTAATGGTATTTATGCTAGTTCAGATGATGTAGAAGCGAATCGTTTAGTTAGCTTTATAGAAGAAAATAAATTTAAAAGGTCTATGCAAGTGAGAGTTGATAAAGCAGTTCAAAAGCTACAATCTAAATTTGCTAGAGATCGTGCTGGAGAGAATATGAAAAGATACGCTGGTCAAATATTAAACGACTCTTTACGTGATTTTGATGCTACCTTAAACTTTAATAAGTCTAATGATGCTGGTTTAACTTTTGTAAAATACTATGGAGATGTAATACCCACAACACGAGAGATTTGCAGAAATCTTGTAAATGGTGTAATAAAATCAAAGAGAAGTGATGGTCTTTTTACGATTGATGAAGTTAGACAAATATGGTCGTCAAGAAGCTGGTCAGGGAAAAAATCAGGGAATCCTTTAGTAGTTCGAGGTGGTTATAATTGTCGTCATCAATGGAGTTACGTCAATCCGGATTGGTATGATAGTAGCGGTGAACTAATAATATAGGAGTAAAAAATGTCAGAAGACAAAACACAAGAAACTTCAGCACCCGTTGAAGCTAAAGAAGAAGTAAAACAAGAACAACCAAAAACAGAGTCTAAATCTTTCACACAAGAACAATTAGATAATATCGTTCAAGCTAGACTAATGGCAGAACGTAAGAAGTATGAAAGAAAAATGGAAGAAGAAGATAAGCAAAAAACAGAACTTCTAAAACAAAAGCAGTTAGAAGAAGCTAAATCTAAATCTGAAATTGAAAAGCTTATGAAAGAAAGAATAGCTGAAAAAGACTCTGAAATAACAAGATATAAAACAGAAATCAAAAAAGAAAAAATTGATAATTCTATTCTATCTGTTGCGTCAAAGAATAATGCAATCAATCCTCAACAAGTCGTTCAATTAATTGAGAAAGAAGTAAAATTAAATGATGATGGAAGAATTGAAGTGCTTGATAATAATTCAAATATTCGATATAACGCAAAAGGAGAACTTTTAACGATAGAAGATAGAGTTAAAGAGTTTTTAGATACGAACCCACACTTCCGTAATGCAACAGTACAAGGTTCAGGAAGTAAAGCAAGTATCGGTGGTAATACTGTAAAACCCTTAAACATTCAGGACTTAGACCTTAATAAACCCGAAGATCGTAAAGCCTATTCAGAATATAGGAAGAAGCGAGACACAGGTGCTATTAAGATTAACTTAAACAATTAAAATATAAAGGAAACAAACAATGGCAAACGAAAGCACAAGTTCTACACTATCGGAACTATACACAGAGATAGTTGCAGAAGCTCAATTTGTTGCACAGGAACAATCCATCATGAGAAATCTTGTAAGAAATTATGCGATTTCAGGTGGCGGTAAAGCGGTAGAAGTACCAATTTATGCGGCAGTTTCTGCGGCGGCAGTATCAGAAGCTTCTGATTTATCAAACACAGCGATTGACCCATCATCTGTTACAATAACAGCATCAGAAGTTGGTGTTATGACAACTCTAACTGATTTAGCAAGAAACTCTGCACCAAGAAACGTAGCGGCAGATATTGGTAGATTATTCGGAGAAGCAATCGCAAAAAAACAAGACACAGATATGACAGCATTATTTGATGGTTTTTCAACAGCTATCGGAGATGGAACAGAAGCTATTACGGCGGCTAAAGTATTCCAAGCGGCTTCCGATTTAAGAGCGGCGGCATTGAATATCAATGAGTGTGCTGTAGTCTTACACCCTAAAATCGCTTTTGACTTAAAAGCTAACATAACTAATACATTTGCAAATTCAAACGCAAACGATTTAGCTAACGAAGCTTTAAGAAGTGGTTTTGTAGGAACATTAGCTGGTATGAGAGTATTTGAAACTTCAAATATGTCTAATTCAGGTAATGCTGGAGACTATAAAGGTGCGGCATTCCACAGAGATGCTTTAGCAATGGCAGAAATGCAAGCTTTAAAAGTGGAAACGCAACGTGACGCAAGTTTAAGAGCAGACGAGATTGTAGCGACAGCAGTATATGGCGTAGGAGAAATCCACGATTCATATGGTGTAGAGTTACACTACGACTCATCAGTTCAGTAATAATTGATTTCTTGTGGGGTAGAAATACCCCACGAGTCTAACAGGAGAATATATGGTAAAAATGAAAATTGAAAAATCAGCAACAATAAAATTAAAAAAGGGTAACAGAGTAATAGAGAGAACTTTGATAGACTATAATTCAAACAAAAGAATATGGGAAATAAGAGGTTTCAAACCTGTTCAAGATGAGGTAAAAGTAGAAAATAAGGTTGATAACAAAGTTGTTAGTCTAAAACCAAAGAAGAAAACAAGGAAAAAGAAATGAACGAGTGGATTATATTTAAAATTAGAAAATGGTCGAAATGGGTTTGGGTAAAATCTAAAAATAACCCAATGTACTCTATACCAATAGCAATAATAATTATAATTATATTAGGAAGTTAATATGGCTAATTATACAGGTGCTAACGTAATTGTCGCTGGAGATGTAACAAAGTATCAACCTGATGCTTTTGGTTTTGGTATTGCATCAGGAGACACAGAAGCAACAAATTTCTTTGCACAAACAACAAACGATATTTTAAGAAGATTAAGAATTGAATGGTGGCCTGTCTATAAAACTAATGTCTATACAGATATTACAGTTTTAAATACAAACGAGATGGTAGATACAAAAGTCAATTTAGACCAGTTTGAACGTGCTGGTGTATATTTATTTTTAGGAAGATTCTTATGTCCCGCTTTATCAAAGTTTAGACCTGAAACAGAAAAAGATAGATTTGAAAGAATGGCAGAACATTATCTATCAGAGTACAACAGAGAGTTTAGAGAAATATTAGAAGATGGTGTAGAGTATGATGCGTCAGGAGATGGAACAATCGTTAAGAATGAAAGAGAGTCTTTACACGGGTCAGGACGATTAGTTAGATAATGGCTATTGGTATAAAGATTAAAACCAACTCAAAACACATAGAAAAAAGATTTAAAAGGTTACAATCTAAATTTCCTAAAATTATTGATAAAGGAATATTACAAGCTGGTTTTCAATTATTAGATATTATCAGAACTAAAACAGCAAAAGGTATTGATGTTAATTCAAGAAAGTTTGCACCTTATAGTTCAAGTTATTTAAAAAAATTAAACAGAGAGGGTAAAAAAACAGCAGTTGATTTATTTTATACGGGTCGAATGTTAAGTGCATTAACACCAAGCGGAAAAACTGTAAGAAAAACAGGAAAGCATAAAATAACTTTAGGTTTCTCTAATGCTGAAATGAGACAGAGAGCATTATTTAATCAAGTATTAAACGAACCTAAAAGAGTATTTTTTGGCTTTAATGATAGAACAGAAAAGATTATACAGAATACCTTTAACAAGTTTATAAAAAAACAATTTAGAGATATGAAATTATGAGTGTAAGAGAAAACATAGCATCAAACTTACTTACTGTTATAGGCAACATATCTAGCCCTATAACAATTAAAAAAGCTACAAGACAACCTTTTCCAATAGACGAATTATCTGAACAGCAATACCCAGCAGTTATAGTTCAAACATCAGAAGAAACTAGAGATGATTCGGAACTAGGTAGTGGAGCAAGAACAAGACACGGCACGATTGATTTTATAATATCAGGTTTTGTTAAAGGTGCAGAAACTAACATAGACACTAAAAGAAACGAGTTAATCACAGCTATTGAAACTGCTGTTGAAACTGATATTACAAGAAATGGTAACGCATTAGATACAATGGTCGTATCTTGTGAAACTGACGAGGGTTCATTATTCCCTGTTGGTGGCATTAGAATGACAATTAGATGTATGTATGAGTATCAATCAGGAACACCATAAGGAGAAATAAATGGATAAAATTATAAACAAAATACAAAAGAAAATAGATGCAATAGAAAAATTACACGATAAGGAAAGTCTTATGTGTGAAGAAGTCAAAGACCTTTTAGAAGAATTAAGAGAAAATTCAGTAGAGGAGTCTATTGAAGAAGATGATTTAGACGAGGATTTTGACGAAGAAGAAATTGACGAGGACGAGGATAAGTAGTAAAAGGATTTATTATGGCTAAAGATATTAAATTATATAAAGATGGTTATGAAGTTAAAATTAACGAAACTCAACTTGAAAATTTTATAGCACTTGGTTATAAGCAAGAACAAGACAAAAAAGATAAACCAAAAAAGGAAAATAAAAAATGGCAACACATCACGGAAAAGAAGGTGTAGTTAAAGCGGGTGGAACTGCAATAGGCGAACTAACAGGTTTTACACTTGAAACTACTGCGGACGTTGTAGAGGATACACAATTATCAGATGCAACAAAAAGTTTTTTAGCTGGAAGAACATCATTTTCAGGAACTTTAGAAATGAGTTATGATGAAACTGATTCACCACAACAAACTTTAACTGTTGGTAGTTCAATAGCTTTTATCTTATTACCTGAGGGCGATACATCAGGAGACGAAAGCTTTACAGGTTCAGGAATTGTAACAGGTATGTCAGTAAATAACGCTATGGACGCAGTAATTACTAGATCAGTTACTTTTCAAGGAACAGGTGCTTTAACTAGAGGAACTGTCTAATATTAATTTATGTCAGTAATAGATAGAGTTAAAACTCACTTCGAGTCACTTCAAACGATTACGATTGAAGTTGAAGAATGGAAAGACGAACACGGCAATCCCTCTATATTTTATTCTGAACCTTTAACATTGGAAGAAAAAAATATTATCTTTAAGAAGTCTAGTAATTTTCAAGACTTAAATGTACTTGTTGATTTGCTTATAATGAAACTACAAGTAAAAGACGACAAAGGAAATCTTGTAAAAGCATTTAAACCTGAAGATAAATTTTCATTAAGAAAAAAAGCAGATTCTAATGTAATCGCTACTGTTGCAAATCGTATTCTTGTAGATACTAATTACGAGGAAGCCGAAAAAAAGTAGAAAGCGACCCTGATGTCAGGTCGCTATTAGTAATAGCAGACAGATTGCACATCACAATCCAACAAGTTTTAGATATGCCTGTAAGTCATTATAATCTTTGGTTAGCTTACTTGAAAAAAGAGCAAGATGAGTATAAAACAAAGAAATCACTAGCTGAAGCAAAAAGGTATAATTTATAATGGCAAACCAAAGACTCAATATAGACATAGTAGCACGGGATAAAGCGACTAAAGCTTTGAATGGTTTGCGAGGTGGTTTAGCTAAAGTAAGAGGTGCTGTATTTAATTTGCAATCTGCTTTTGTTGGTTTAGGTGCTGGTTTAGTTGTTAGGAATCTTGTTAGCACAGGTAAAGAATTAGAAAACTTACAAGTTAGATTAAAATTCTTGTTAAAAGATACTAATGAGGGTGCAAAAGCTTTTGACAATATGGTCAAATTTGCATCAAGAGTTCCTTTTTCTCTTGAAGAAATACAATCAGGTTCAGGAATATTAGCAACAGTTACAGATAATGCAAAAGACTTACAACAAATGTTAGAGATAACAGGTAATGTTGCGGCAGTTACGGGGTTAGATTTTAGAACAACAGCAGAACAAATACAAAGATCATTTAGTGCTGGTATTGGTGCGGCAGATTTATTTAGAGAAAAAGGTGTAAGAAATATGCTTGGTTTCCAAGCTGGTGCGGCAGTATCAATAGAAGCAACAGCAGAAGCATTTGAAAAAGTATTTGGTAAAGGTGGTAGATTTGGAAAAGCAACAGATGATTTAGCCAATACTTTTGAGGGAACTATGTCAATGTTAAATGACAAAGTTTTTACTTTTAAAAAGACTTTATTAGATGCTGGTTTTTTTGCTGAATTAAAAAATCAATTTGGAGATTTAGATGATTTCTTAAATGAAAATTCAGAACAACTTGATATGATAGCAGAAAAGATTGGTAAAGATTTAGCTAATGCAACCATTAAAGCGGCAGAGGGAATAAAATTATTAGTAGAGAATTTTCAAAGGTTTCAATCAATTTTAGGATTAATATTAATAGCAATAGGTGGTTTTACAAGTAAAATTGCTGGTGCGGCTTTAATTATAACTGACATTAATAGAAGAATAAAAAAATTAACAGGAGAAGTAGTTGTAGAGTTTGAAAGAATTAGAAAATTTGAACACGAATTATCAGTTCCTGTTAAAAATTTAAAAGAAGAAGCAGAATTAGTTTTAGTTCCAATAAGAGAATTTGAACACGAAATGTCAGTTAAAATTCCATCAGCAACACAAAAAGCAATAGATAAATTCAAAGAATTAAATGAAAAAGCAATTAAAGAAATGAAAACTAAAATGAGTCAGATTAGAGATATTATTGTTGAGGGTGTAAATAGTGGTATTACAAAAACATCAGAGGGTATCGCTAGAGCAGTTATTCTAGGAGAGGATTTAGGAGAATCTTTAAAAAGAATAGCACAGGACGCAATTATAAGAATACTAGCTGGATTTATAGAGTTAGGTATTAGAATGGCAATAGATTTAGCAATTAATAAAATGAAAGAAAAAATATTAGATAATCAAAACAAAAAATTAATAGAACAAGGCAGAATAATTGATACAAATAATAGAAAATCTGCTGTGTCTAGTGCTATGAATTTAGCAAGTTCCTTTCTACCATTTAAATTACCATTCTTTGATAAAGGTGGTGCAGTTGCAAAAGGACAACCAACTATTGTAGGTGAAAGAGGTGCAGAATTATTTATACCAAATCAAACAGGACAAATTACACAATCAGCTAGAGGAACAGGCGGTGGTTCAGTAAATGTAAATTTTTCTATTACAACTTTAGATGCTTCAGGATTTCAAGATATGTTAATTCAAAACAGAGGGACAATATCAAATTTAATTAATCAAGCAGTAAATGAGAGAGGTGGAAATAATTTAGTATAATGAGTGGTGCTTTTCCAATATCAAGTGCAAAATTCTCAACTATGGGAATTAAGTCTATACAAAATACAATTATCTCTAAATCTGATAGTGGTAAAAAATTAGCACGTCAAATAGATGGTCAAAGATTTGCATTTACAGTTCAAATTATAACAGGAACTAGAAATAGCACATATGGAGAACTTATGGCTTTTATTATGAAGCAAAGATCAGGTAAAGAAAACTTTACAATTATTCCACCTGAAATAGAAGATGCTAGAGGAAATGAGACAGGCACAGTATTAGTTAATGGTGTTCACGCAGTAGGAGACACAACGATTGCAGTTGATGGCCACCAAAATGATAATCCAAACGCATTTAAAGCTGGAGATTTTATTAAGTTCGCATCACATAATAAAGTTTATATGATAGTTGCAGATGTTCAAGCAACTAGCAACGCATCAACAATTACTATTGAACCACCTTTAATAACAGCTTTAACAGATGATTCAGTTGTAACTTACGATAATGTTCCATTCACAGTTTATCTTACTTCTGATATACAAGAGTTCGGTGCTATTGGTGCAGATAAAGATGGTGCTGTTTTATATGAATATCAATTTGATGTTGAGGAAGCTTTATAATGAAATACTTGGTAAAACATTGGATAAATGTAGATATGATTGCAGAAGAAGTAATTGATGGTAAAGATGTAGATTTAAAAACAAATAATATAGGAAAGCACGAAGAACCATCAGAAAATGCAAACTATGTTGTTTCAGATAATATAAAAGTTAAAAGGAGAACAATAGAAGAATATGACGAGAAGTCTGACGACAGCAGTAAAGAACGAATTAGCGACTAATGACATTAGACCCGTTCATCTTATTACAATCGGTTTTACTAGCCCTGTTAATATTACTGATTGTTCTTTCGCTTTAACAAGCTCTGTTTCAGGGTCTAGTGTAACTTACTCATCATCTAGTTTTATAATGGGTATTTCTAACTTTACAGAAGAAACAGATGTAACTAAAACATCATTAACATTATCTTTATCAGGAGCAGATCAAACATTTATCTCAACAGTATTAAATGAAAATGTAGTAAATGATAGTGTAGATATATTTAGAGGTTTTTTAAATGACTCTAATGCTCTTATAGCTGACCCTTTTTTATTATATTCAGGAACAATAGATACTTTTGGAATATCAGAAAATCAAACGGCAAGTACATTGAATTTGCAAATTGTTTCTCATTGGGCAGACTTTGATAAAACAAATGGTCGTAAAACAAATAATACATCTCAACAAAGATTTTTTAGTGCAGATGTCGGTATGGATTTTTCTTCTCAAACAGTACAAGATATTAAGTGGGGTAGAGCATAATGTTTAATTGGTTTGATAAATTATTAATTAAAATAGCCAAAAAAATATTAAATAAGTACGCACCTAAAGGAGAGTTTATTGCTTATATTAATAAACAAGAAGAAAAAATATTAAAAGAATTAGGTGGATATGGAAAACCAATAAATGAAACAGGTATAAAATCATTTTGGGGTAATCCTTTTAAAGCGGCTAAAAAATTAGTTAAAGCTGTTGTATCAGCACCTATTAAAATTGTATCTAAAGCTTTATCTTGGATAGCACCTAAACCACCTGAAATACCTGATTTTGGAACAACTGATTTTGATGATTTTGAAACAGGTATATTATTAAACAAACAATCGAATGACGCAAATATACCTGTAATTTACGGAACAAGATTAGTTGGTGGAACTAGAGTTTTTATGGAAACTTCAGGAACAGACAACACTTATTTATATATGGCTATTGTTCTTGGAGAGGGAGAGATAAATGATATAACAGAAATTAGAGTTGATGATAAAGCAGTAACTTGGGCAAGTGATTTAGCGGACAATACAGAAGTTGAAGTAGGAAGTGGAGATAGTAATTTTTATAAAGATTCAGCAAGTTTAATTAGAGTAGAACCTCATTTTGGGTCTGATAGTCAAACAGCATCTACACTATTATCTACATTATCATCTTGGGGAACAAACCATAGACTTAGAGGAATTGCTTATTTAGCTTTAAGATTCAAATGGAATCAAGACGCATTTAGTTCAATTCCTAAAGTTCAAGCAGTTGTACAAGGTAGAAAAGTTGTAACTCTAGCGGCTAATTTATCAGAACAAACAGCAAGTTTTTCAAGCAATCCAGCATTTTGCTTATTAGATTATTTAAGAAATGAAAGATATGGGAAAGGTATTGCAACAGCAGATATTGATTTACAAAGTTTTTATGATGCTTCGCAAGTTGCTGTAACACAAGTCACACCCTATTCAGGTGGTTCAGATATTAATATATTTGATTGTAATGCGGTTTTAGATACATCAAAAAAAATTATTGAAAATGTTAGAACTCTTTTAAAAGGTTGTCGTGGTTATTTACCCTATACAGGTGGAAAATATAAGTTAATTATTGAAACAACAGGTTCAGCTTCTATTACACTTACAGAAGATGATATTGTTGGTGGATATACACTTAATAGTGAAAATAAAAACGATAAATATAATAGAGTTATTTGTAGTTTTGTAAATCCTGATAGAAACTATCAAGTAGATGAAGTTCAGTTTCCGCCAATAGATGATTCAGGTTTAGCAAGTGCAGATCAACACGCAACTATGAAAACAGCAGATGGTGGTTTTTTATTAGAGGGTAGATTTGATTTTCAAACAATTACTTCTCCATATCAAGCAGAGGAAATGGCAGAGATAATTTTAAGAAGAAGTAGAGAAGCATTAAAATTAAGTGTTAATGTAAGTGGAGATGGATATGATCTTGCAATAGGAGATATTGTTAATATAACACACGCATCATTAGGT